CTATAAATCATAACTCCACTTAACTTGCCGCTCTCAATATCTATATCAGCCTTAATATTGGTTATCCTTAAGAAATCATAATCTATTTCCATTTTACCCCAGCTAAGTGACTCTTTAATTATCGAAAACCCCTTACCAATCAATTTTTTTAGCTGCTTAATCGACGCATCATTATCAAGATTTAAGATGTAGTCTTGTATTTCTTTGTTGTCCATACTACCCATCCTTATTTTAAATATAACGGTCACTAGACCTTGTGTTATCCCATCTTCTGAGATTGTTTAATTAATTCAATATCGTTACTTGGTAATGCTAATGGCCGCCAGTCAGTATTATCTATATTGCTTTTACCATAATTACAGGCTGCGCATAATAATTGCATGTTATCAAAAGACAGAGCCAATTTAGGATATTTAGACCTTGGTTTGATATGGTCAACATGAATGACAATACCGTGTTCTTTAGGGCTTCTACCGCAACACATACATTTAGCCTCGTATTTTCTTAATACCTGATATCTTAATTGATACCATTGTTCACTTTTATAGAACGATTTAGTTTTAGGAGTATTTTTCTTTTTAACCCCTTTTCGCTTAGCTTTGTTAAGTCTTCTTTGCTGCTTCTTGGTTAATTTTTTAATTACATCACCTTTAACAAACTTTGGTTTATTTGGCATATAATCAATTTCTGACTCTACTGCTTTACCACCTATATATTTAATTACTTTAACCTTATCACTTTGATATTCCTTTACATTAAACTTATTATTCATTTAAAACCCTTATGCTTAACGTTTGAACTGGTAGTTTTAGATAAAAGGATCCCTAACCCAAATTAATCGATTTAAGGAACCATTTACCATCATGCTTATACGAATCACTGTATAGTCATATGATAATCAATCATTAACATTTATTAGATTGATTCAATACCATTACTCTAATGTAGAGCCTGTCAACTGTTGTATCTTTCGGACTCAGCCAGCGCTAGACATTCTTCATACGCTTTTAACATTAAGTCGGTGAGAGTTCCCAAAACTACCTTAAGCGGCGTGTTGACTAAGGGAGACATATCTTGTCTTAATGCGAGCTGGTCTGTAGATAAGACTTTAATCAGTATAGATTTGGAGCCGGGCGTGGAATTCAACCACATTCGCCATTCGTAAACCGATACGTCTATCGGGCGGCAGCATCGTGCTAGACCAAGCATTAAATCTATACTGACTCTAGATGATGGCAGCGGCATCGGGATTTGAACCCAACCTAGGAACTTCAAAGGATCCTGTGCTAACCTACTACACTATGCCGCGCTTATATCATCTATCTGTGAAAGGAATTTGAAGGCGTCTGATAGGTGATTCTACAAACTACACACCAAGCGTTACGAACTTACCAGACATAAAAAAAGGCTCATTGTTAAAGCCTCGACAATCAGGGCGGAAAAGACATAAGTGGAAGTGATTACCCACGAATGCCCAGACTTTAACAATAAACCTTGATTATCTTTTCCTTAAAACTGCTTCCACACAGCCCTTAGATCTTATATCACCTCCTTTAAATTGTAAAGTTTATTATTAATGCCTTATTCCTTTGTGGGCGTTACTGTTGCCGCCACCTTTCGTTTTGCCCCAATCGCTAGAACCGTCAAGCATAGCCCCTGTAAGCAATATATCGACGTGTTGCTTGTCTCGCCATTTATCTCTATACTCTTTACTCTGCTTGAGCATTACCCACTTATAGCGGTCAATATTAACCAATATCTCTAAACGGTTCACATGATCTGACAAAAGGGCGCTTGATAATTTTGGGCTGTTATCTGCAATAAACCCTCTAACTTCAACTTTAAAATTTGCAGATCTATGATATCCATCACGGTTTAATGAATAATAACGCTTTATTTTATTTACACTCATAAAATCAAAGAAAGCATCAATATTAAGCCAGCCATTTTCTTTTATTAATTCCTCGCAGCATTCTTCAGCAAAACACTTATAACACCAAACCATCTTTTTAAACCCATACCAACCCTTTATAAGCCATTTATCCCACTTATTTTGTAGGTTGATATTACTCACTATCTATCTCCATATACTCAAAAATACTACAAGCTTCACCGCCACAATCATAACCGAAACTAATTAAAAGATATAAAAGAAACGCTACAACAAGCGCTACAGGTATTATTACAGCATAAATTCCATATGTATCCGCAATAAAATCTAAACCCTTACACATAACTGGTATTAGCATAAAAAACACCAGTACAGATAAGAAACACATTGTAAAAATCAACACTATCTATCTCCTTGGTTAACAAGAACTAATTCTTCAGCTTGTTCTTCTTCCTTGAATTCGCCGCCATCGATGCGAAACAATCTGGACTCTGATATATGGGACGTATCAGATAAACGCTGCCCACGACTAGTTACACAATTAATAAGTCTATCGATATTCCAATAGTCTTTTTTAGGAGGGTTCAAATAAAAACCTTTATCAAAATAACCTTTCAATATACCTATATATTTACCCACAATAACTTCTTTTCCATTATTTCCAACCTTACTATTTATGATTACAGCCAAACATCCTTCTTCAATTGGTAACATCACTCACCCCCTTTAGATTGGTTGGATAGAAGCTCTCTCAAATCATCGACAAAAACCACCCTTCGAGCTATCCACCCACCAATATCAAACTGCTTACTATCATCGTTAATCAAAGCCTCTACACGCTCTTTAGGTATTGAGTTAGCAAGTTGATCCTCAAGCTCTAGACACGTTATGTAAATAGCATCGTACTTGCCGTCTTTAGCCGCTAGTTGAGTTTTAAGGTCGTTTATTTCTTTGTTTGCTGAAGATAAATAGCTGTGTGAAGTGTTGAGGAGTGCTAATACTACCTCTAACGTTAAATCGTTCTCACTATCGTTATCAAAGAAATAAACGCCAAATTTACCTGTTTTTAATTCATAACTCATTATTATCTAACTCCCTTTTAGCGAGCTTTCCTATTAAATCAGCCATTATCGCCGTTCTTGATGCTATCGGATGACCTTCCTCACTGCGTTTAAGTGATAGTTTTCCTAACTGGTCATTAGCCGTTGGGTTAAGTCTTACTCTGCCTGCTACCTTCATTTTAACACCTTGCTTTAATTAATATGCATCTACCTTAACATTTGAGCGGGTACAATGCAAGCCCAAAAATAACCCAAATAAAGCTTTACATATATTTTAAATGAGAGTAAATTTAAATCCTCGAAACAAAACTTACTGAAAGAGGAAAGGAAATGAAGTTCACTATTGAGGTAGATGATTTTTGGCTAGATGAAGAAGAGTTAACCGAGGCTCTCGAAGCTCACGTAAAAAGAGATGTTGTGAGTCAGATATCCGCAAGCATTAAAGATAAAGTCGAAACCCAGATAGCTAAAAAAGTTACTGAAACGATTAACGCAAAACTTGAAGTGCTGATAGATGTTCATCTAGGCAACTTAATTGAGTCTAATGTCATAATTAAAAACAGTAAAGAAATACCAATCGCAGAGCATATTAAGAATTTATTTATGAACGATCGAGGCTGGCAAAGTGTTGATGATAAAATAAGGTCGTATTCTAAACAGTTCTCATCAGAAATGAAACTTCAATTTGACGCTGCATTTGCTACTAAAGTAGTTATGAATATGAAAGAGCAAGGTTTGTTGAAAAATGACGTTGTTAAAATGCTGCTTAACGAAAAGAGTTAATTCACCAGTACCCATTAAAGGTGGGTACGCATGAGTTAATTAATCAACGGAGAACAAAATGAGACAATCAAATTTAGCAATGGCAATCATGCGGGTATTATCTGCTCCATTAACAACTGTAAACAGCGTATCACCATTAATAAGACCAGTTCATTTGCCGCGCACAACCCAAAATGCTGGTTCTTCACGCCAAAAGAAGGCGCGCTCAAGCTTCAAGCAAAACCGCCGCTTACAAATGAAGTCAGGGAATTTTAAGGCAAAATTTTAAAGAATCTGTATGTAGTCATGCAAACTAGCTTTTAGCGATGGATCAACACGTTTCTAGAGACGGTAGCTTTAAATGATGGCCTTCGAGGTGCGATGCCTCTTAAATCGAGTATTTATATGTGGTGGAGTTACAGAGTTCAGCTTACTTATTAGCCCTAGGAGCAAAGGTAGGAGATGAAACTAAAATGTGATTCTGGTTTTGATAAGGTTTAGCGGCCTTGAAAGATTGGCGCAAGGCGGTAACGGCCTTGGTCTTAGCTCCACCAACATATAAATATTTCAATTAACTAAAAGAGGAATGAAGATGAGCGGCGAAACAGGACAATGTCTCCAAGTAGAAAGACAAAAGCGTCAATTCAAAAAAAGAAGCTCTCCAGGCTACCCAATCAAGCAGCCTTTAAGCGTTATCTCTTCAATCAATGAAATCATGCTCCGTATTAAAACAGCTGAGCCTGAATCACCAATAGCGGTTTTTAACCATCGTTACGTAGCTGGTTTAGTTGCTGTTTTTGGCGATACTATTGGAACAAGGAAGCTTGCCACCAAAGAAAATAGGTATTTTGTCGGGATGTTTGATAAAAACAGTGATTTAAAGTTTGTGAGCGCTGTACTACTTAGTATTGAAGCCACTCAAAGGCATTAGTCATGATAGAAAAAACAGCAGAAGAAATATTAAAGCTATTAAGCGACCCGTTCCCTGAAAATGATATTGAGTGGCGCGTACAACAAAGCGGAATGGCTGCTAATCCATGGGCTATGGTTATCCCTTACGTCACTAATAGAGCTATTATTCAAAGGTTTAATGACGTATTTGGCATTATGGGTTGGGAAGATACTTATCGAGAAACGCCGCGCGGTATGCTTTGTGGTATTACTGTTCATTTTAATGGTCGAAGTGTTACTAAATGGGATGGTGCGGAAACCCCAAAAGAATTAACCGCCGAAGAAATCAAGAAAGGCAAAAAACAAACAATTGACCCTATTAAAACTGTTCTTTCTAATTCAGAAAAAAGAGCCGCCGTTAAATTTAGTGTAGGTCTTTATTTATATAGTTTAGAAACGGCATTTGCAACTTGCCAGATTATTGGAAAACGAAGAGATGTTTCTGATAGTGGAACGTATATGAAGATAAAACAGCAAGGCCAGGATCTTCATGCCGAATGGTTCCCACCACCACTTGAAGCATGGGCTTTACCTTCAGTAGAGTTTGATTCCCTGCTTGAAAAAGTCAAAAGTGCAAAAAGCATGATTGTGATGCAAGGGGCATATATCACCGCTTATAAATATGCTAGTTCGTTTGGTCGTGGTGATCAAATAAAAGAAGCCGTAAAAGCAAAGGACGAGCAAAAATTAAAGCTAGAAACTGAATCAAAGCAAGAAAACACGCAAGCTGAGCAAGATTTAAGGGTTTGGCTTGAAAGAGCTTGCAATGACCAAATATTTGGCGCTCAGAATGAATCTGTATTGAAATTAAATAAGCAGAGATTAGCTAAAGAGTTGGGCGAAAAATGCTTAGAGGCTGGCGTTGATGTTATGGATTTACTTCAAGTATTAGAAAATCATTATCAAAATCACTTAAACAAACTAAAACCATAAAACAAAGGACATACCATGAACCAACTAATAGAAAAAATATTTGACGGTGAAATCACTCAACAAGGTCTAACCCATCTTCAAGAAAAATATCCGGTAGGCTTAAAACTTGAAATGTCTAATGATGCCGTTTTCAAGGATGCGCGAAAAACCAGAACGGAATGCAATAAAATGGTTGAAGCAATTAAACGCCGCCGTCTTGATATTACTGGTGAGCTGAAAGAATACGCCGACGAAGTGACCGCTGAAATCAACCGTATTTATAGCGTTGTTGTTTTGCCTTTTGAAAAAGAAGATAAGGCCAGAAAGGAAAAAGCGGCAGAAGAAGCCAGGAAGCATCAAGAGTTAATTGATAGTGAAATTAAGAAAATTAAAGCTATCTATGAGTTTGTTGATGATTGCCGCGGCAAAGACTCTGAACATATCCAGGGTATTATCGAAGCGGTTGATTTAATTGAAACTGACGTTTTCGACAAAGACGTTATCCATGAAGCGATTGAAGCAAAGAAATCGACATTGCACGATCTGGCTCAATTATTGAGCGACACAATTTCTCGTGAAAAAGTTGAAGCAGAACGGGAAGTATTGAGAAAGCAGCAAGCCGAAGCTGAAGAGTTAAGGGTCAAGGAAGAGAAAAAGCGTTTTATTGATCAGAAAATTTCTGACCTAAAAATGGTGCCTTCTAATTTTTTCAATAAGCCGAGTAAAGAAATACAAGAAAAAGCAAAAGCCTTTGAATCTTATGAGATTACCGAGTCTGTTTTTGGTGAAAAAGTAGAAGAAGCCATAACCACAAAAATCAATGTTATCGATACTTTGAACCAAATGCTTGAAAACCAGCTAAAAATTGAAGCGGTTGAATTGGCTGAAACTGAAAAGCTCGAAGCAGAGAAAAAAGAGGCTGATGAAGTTGAAGAAATTCAAGTTGTAATCACATCTCTTGAACAAAAGCCTCAACCAGAAGAATTGGTGCCCGAACCTAAAGATATTATGCAGGAAGACCTTAAGCCCGAAGAGTCAACCGGCATGCTGTGTGGTACTTATGAAGAAGAGCCTCAAACTCTGAAATCAGTAAACAACGATGTTATTAAAAGGTTTTTAGAATGGCAAATCACCAGAACTAAAGGTTTAAATGATTTCGGGTATCTTTTAATGTCAGGAGACGTAAGGTTTGTTAGCGACGCTTTAAACCGTATTAAAACCGATCTTAATACTTTTACTGGTAATTAGTTGTTTTTCCTGTGGTCTTCGAAGGATGGCCGCTCACAAGATAAATAACAATAGAAAATACTAAACAGGTGATTTATGGAATGGGAACAGATAGACGGTTGGAATAGGCGAACCAGGGTTTTTGGTGGTTGGATAGTAGAGACTAGTTCATCAGTATACCACCTTGATAATGGTGTCTCAGTAGGCGGTGAAGGATGGGATTGGAGAATATCAACTTGCTTTGTGCCAGATCCTACCTACGTATGGAAGTTAGAAGGAAAAGACTAAATAGGTGACATATGAGTAATTTTAAAAACTGGATAAGTGATTTAAATATTGGCAAATGCGGTAACGGTTGGTTTGTCCGCATTGATGGTTGTGACGTCTTTGAAGATATTCAACGTGGTGGCAATCCACCAGCTGAGTGGAAGGGTCGAAAAACCTTCTCTATTACTGAGAAATTGGATAATAAAGAAGAGGCTACACAAGCAGCTAAAGAGTGGCTAATTAATCAACTGAAAAGTTTAGAAGGAATTGACTAAAAGTGACAAATCCAATAAAAATAATAGAGGTTACAAGTTGCTATACCTGCCCTTTTAATGGCCGGTGTATGGCGTGGACTGCCTTAACTAAAAAACAAAGAGTTATGATGACTATATCGAATTCTGTACCACAAGATATAATGTTGTCTAAATGCCCTTTGCCAACCAAAAAAAACGACTAATAATGGTTAAATTAGAATATTTTGTAACTAACAAATGGGTTAGCTGTGGCCATTTTCACGACGAACATACTGCGTGGGTAGCTTTAGGTGGTTGTGACTTTAATTATAGAACCGTAGACGCTGAGACAGGCAGGGTTTTAACCGATAAATCAAATAATGGAAAAGACTAAAAATGAACAAAGACGATAGAGATTTTTATAAATTTCTTTGTTGGGCTGGTGAGCATCTAGCTTGATTAACGGCTTTCACCATAACTCAATAACCATCAGTGCTTGACTATATGTTTTAATGGGTTTAAGCTTAATCCATGTAGTCAATAGTCACTAAAACAAGGTTTTTATACACATGGCTTTACCACACTTAATTACTAAATCAGAGCAAGAATGGTTATTTAAACTAACCAAAAGTTATAGCAAATGGCCTGAGCGTGATTTATGTTTGTTAGCTTTTTTTATTGGTTCGCCCTGCAAGATATTAGAGCTAAATAAAATCACTATTTCTGATGTATTAAGTAGTACAGACAAGATTAATAAAAGTTTTATTATCAGGGGTGATAAGGCATTTAATGGTGATTATAGAGAGATGTATATTAAAGAAAATATCGCTAAATTTTTAAGGACGTATCTTGAGTCAATACCTAATTTATTTAATAACGAGTTCTTATTTAGGACTTTAAAAGGTGAGTCTTTCGCAATAACAACCATTAAAGGTAATCAAAAACCTAACTCACTAACACGACATATATTAGATCTTTTGCGTGAGTCTGGCATAGAGAATCCAAGCTCAGAATCAGGGCGTAGGACGTTTGCCACAGCAGCCCATAGAAAGGGTGAGCATATATCCACAATACATTGGTTACTAGGCAATAAGATGCTCAAAACAACCAAGCGATTAATAAATAGCGACCCGTTAACCATGGGTGAAGTATCAATTAACGCTTATTAACTGGAGATAGAAATGAATAAACGTAAATTAAACAGGGCGATTGCTAAGTTGTTAGGTCTTAAATACGTTGGTCAAGGCAGATGCATAGATGAAAATAGTTCTTACTTTGATCTACCTAGTTATTGCAGTAACTGGAATGACTTAATGGCTGAAATAGATAAGCTTGATCCTGATATTCATGTAAATATCACCCATCAAGGTAACGAAGTTGAGCTTGTTGTTAATGGAGACTGGTTTAACGCGGTATCGGCCTGTTTAAAACGCGCACTAGCTGAATGTTTATTGAAAGCACTAGCTAAGCAACCGTAGGAATTTTTTATGCAATATTCAGAAAAAGATGTTGAGCTATTGTGTGGAACCATAGATGGTTTAAAAGAAGAATTAGCAAGATTCAAGCTATTCTCAGACACAATAATAACTCAAGGAGCCTTTGAAGCAGTGAGTTTTGATGGTGGTGATATCCAAGATTTAGCTGTGTTCTTAGAATTATTAAAGCCTACTGAAGTGGATAAACCTTGTGGGAAAAATTGTGGTTGTGTGGAGTTCGATTTTCCATTAATTTGTTACAAGAAAACCTATGTAGGTTTTTAGTTAGTTAACCAAGGAAAGTTTTATGAGTTTATCAAGGCACGAAACAGCTTTAAAAATACTCTGCTCTCTATTATCAAACCCTGAGCGATATAAATATATTGCTGAAAAGGTCGAAAATTGCGAGTTATCGAACTCTGAAGCAACCCAGAAAAATATTGATAAGGCTTACAAAATAGCCGATCAGTTTTTAGAAACCAACTAACCTCGGGAAATTCACATGAAAATGATTCTATTAACATCAATAAATAACGCCAAAGTTTATATTCCTTTGGATAAAATCACTGGATTTGTAGAGGCTAGCAATGTTAAAGATTGCAAGTCATATATTGCTACCGGCGCAGAGGGTGAAGATACCGAAAACGGCTGGTACGTAAAAGAATCTATCAGAGAAATTTACATGCATATCGAAGCATTAGACTAAATGGGGAAAGTTTTTTAAACCAATTGGAGATAGAAATGAGTAAATTACCAATCAGTAAATTAACCGAAGCAAAAGTAATAGCAACGATCTGGAATATGGGGGCGGAAAGCCTTGATCCTGAAAGCTACATAGTGCTTGAGAGCATTATAGCTTTATTATGCGAAACTCGAAGTATTAATAATGAGGTCATTGCCACTGAGCAAAGAATCTTAAGCGGCAGGCGACTTCATGGCAACGACTGTCATACTAGTGATGCGCCTGCAGAGATACCGGCCCCGTGTAATTGCAATTGGCCTGATCCTCTTGCTAAACAAATAGCCATAGATGAGGGTTATTTCGGTGAAATTTGCGCAGCTTTAAATATTGATCCAAATTCTGATTTTTCAGGGATAGTTAAAGCTATCGAATCATTAACCAATTAACACCGGAAGCTTTGACATGAAAATTGACTTACAAGAATCTGAAAACATACGAACTTTCGATTTAAAAGTTGGTGAAAAAGATCTAGATGGAGAAATAACCAACCGTTCTAATGATGGAGTTTTTGTATATAAAACGGATGATTTTCCTCAAACAATGAACTCAGACGAATTGAGAGCAATAGCTGAGACATTAGATGATCTCAACAAATAAGGGATTTTTTTAATGAAATATAAAGGCAAAAACAAATATACTGCGAGGTTTTTAGGGTGCTTAATATTCACTTTCGTCATACCTTTTGTTTTATTTTATGCGCTGCTTGATGCATTAAAAGTTGCAGCTATCCATTTTTATACTGAAATAGTCGAGTTTACTAAGGGCTCAATAATAGACGGCTGGAAAAGCTGGAACTAACAATCATAGGAAAGTTTGATCATGAATTTAAGGCAAAGAATAGACGAGTTAGTTGAAAAACATGAAAGCATGAGAGCGGTATCTTTTGTCACTAATATTGATGTTGGTTATCTCCATCATCTAAGAGAAGGAACTAAAGATAATCCTTCTAATATAACGTGTGAGAAGTTAGGGCTTAAAAAGCGGATGGTTATCCAGTACACAAAATTAACATCCAAACAAACATAAGAAAATTTTTATGAATAAGTCAGACGCTAGAAAGATTGCTGAAACAATTACCACAGAGCAATTAAAGAATATGTTTAGAAATGCAAAGGAAAATATAGTTGATTGGGAGCGCGTAAGCTCTGTCAATAAAGGTATGACTATAGGAACCAGCTGGAATATCTTAACTAAGTGTGTGGATACAAGCTCTAACCTAGCTAAATCTAATATGATAAGAGAATTTGGTGATTATTTAGATCAAAGTATGAGGCCAGTAAAAAGAAAAAAGAAGGTGGTTCAGCATAGTGTTTGCCATCAAGAACCCAACCTAAATATAAATTTTTAACTTAACAGGAAGCTTCCATGAGTGAAGACATTAAAAAGCTAAAGTTTGAATTGCTAATGGTATCGAAATTAGCGGCTGATAAACCAATGTTTTTTAACCCTTTGAATGCTGGATTAGCAAAGAGAATTCGAGATAGAGTTCTTAAAAATCCGGACAAATATCTTATTAAATAGTTACAAGGAAATTTTTGACCATGATAGTTACACCTGAAGAGAAAGAAGAAATACTGAGAAAAATAGCGATCTGGGTGAAATCACCAGAGGGCAAGAAGGCTCTTGATGATACTCTTAAGAAATCATCAGAGCTGTTTAACAAACCAAATCACCCTCAGTGCGAATGCTGTTATTGTCGCAGCAATCGATTAATTGGGTAAAGAGTTAAACTTTTAATAACAACCAAATACTAATAGGTAGCGAGTTACTAAGTGCAGGAAGCATAGTAAAACAAGGAAGCTATTTATTTAACTAATTATAGGAGAATTTTATGGGTGATTGTTCAGGTATTGAGTTCATAACTAAAAAAATTAACGTGTTGTTAAGGCAGTTAGATAAGGATAATGGTTATTTTGGTGTAATTTGCGAGGCTTTAGATATCGATCACGATTCTGATTTAACAGAGATATTGAAGGCTATTGAATTATTAAAGTTAAAACAAATTAACATTAGTAATGATCTTGGCTGCTAACATAGGAAAGTTTCGATGAATAATTTAATAGAAGTAGGAGACATCATAATTACTGAAACATGCTTATCTAAATACCGCTATCCAATAACAAGAGTGACAAAAACTCTGGCAATGTCAATTCGTAAAAAAGATAGATATGAATATAAGTTCAAGCGATTTATCAGTAATAATATGGGTCATCCGTCACAGAGATACGACAACACAAAATATACAGTTGAGAGACTAAACCAATCATAGGAAAGTTTTCATGAAAACATCTGACTTAATAAAGCAACAGCAAAAAGACTGGAATCTCGCATATAAAGTTAACGTTCTTATGCGAAGTCTCAGAGAAAAAGAGAAAGCCAACCGACAACCGGCGTAAATGGGGAAAGTTAAAATGGATAATAATAATATTTGCAATAAATACTTCAAATTAGGCGCATTAGATCTATTAGGTAAGTGCGAAGAGTGTGCAGATCCTATGCCTAAGCTTTTGTTAATTTATGGAGGGACGGCAAGCTTTGACCTCTTTGATATTCGAAAAGATGAGGGGTTTGATACTTCAATAGTCGTCTATGAAAGGACGTATGAAAACAGAGATATGTCAACCTACGTTAAGCTTGATAAAGATGATTTATTTCTTAAATGTAAGTTTATTAGTTGCACAAATACGGATGTTTTGCGGACACATGACTGCCAGTTTATTGATGAAGAATAATTACAGAGAAAACAAATTATGATTAGATGTGAAGAATGTGAAGGAAATAATTGTTTAGATTATACAATTCAACCGGGGTTTTCAGCAAGAACAGCGGTTTATTTTCCTCCGACTTACGATAGGAATGGAAATAATCTAAATCCAGATAGAAACAAAACAACTACAAATTACACCTGTAGTAATGGACATCAATGGGTATCAACCAACTAATGCGGGAACTTTTATGGATACTATATTTATCATTATATTAATTATTTTATTCGTTTTTTATTTTATAAAAGACATTAGAGATTCTGGAGTTGACGCCTATAAAATTGGGTATTACGAACAAATCCTAAAAGACTTAGGTGTTGATATAACTGATGTAAAAAACATGAAATTTAAAGATATTTTAAGGTAACCAACGCAAAATAGGAAATTTTTATGAAATATATATTTGTAGTTTTAGTGATCATTTTAACAAGCTCCTGCGTAGAATCTAGGTATAGCTATATTGTTGAGTGCGATACCGGTTTTAAGACCCCTTTATCAAGTTCAGTTTATATTAAGGACGGATTTATAATGTGGGAATGGATACCACATGAGGGGTATGCGAATTTCAGAAAAATTAAGTATGGAGAAACTTGTAAAATAAAAAAGTAGAGTTTGAGCCAGTAGGTTAATCATAGGAAAATTTGACATGACTAGAGAAATAAGAATTGAATACACAACCGGAATCCCATCAAGCGTTAGTGATAAAGATGTGCAATGTAAAATCATTATAGAAAGCAAACTTAAATTTCCACGAAATAACAGAACGCAACCAAATTATACTTTTGGGTATATTAATGATATAAAGATTGATGAAATTGAGGAGGTTATAAGAGATGTTAAACAGGAGCTTCAAGGTATAAGCGCCCAAGAGACTGACTGTGATTGTGGTTGGTGGGAGACTTCTACTGGTGCAGAGTTTGGAGCTAAACGGCTAAACAATGTTATTAACATAATAGAGAAATTATATCATGAAAACCAAACATTTAATCATATTATTAACCCTAACCCTAACTCTTAGTGGGTGTACTACTTTATTCGGTGATAATAACCCTACGCTATTTGATTATGATAAGTTTTGCGCATCAGGCCATGTAAACAGAGTTAAAGACATTAAAGAAAAGTCTTATTTGGAGCTTGATTGTAACGTTATTATTATGAATTTCCAAGGTTTCCGGCCTTGATTGAATATTGTGGGACATTAAGTTAAAATATAACAATGTTTCACATCATTCAAAATCAAAATAAAGGCTTATGGTGGATCGTCGGATTTGGAAAGCTCTGGTTTTCTGGGTCTGGCGGCGCTGATATAGCGTTAGAATGCGCCAAATCTAACAATCTTGCTTTGTATGGTATTGATTTAAAAGAGGCTGCATAATGGCTACAGAGCGCTTACATCTAAGCAAAACCATAACAATGGGTGCTCTATTAACCTTCATTATTCTCTTAATGACTCAAGTATATACATACGCACAGAGTCAAAAAACACTCACCTCATTAGAATCGATAAGCAAAACCCATGTAGTACAATCAGAATTAATCCTAAGACTAGAAGCTCAACAATATAAAATACAAACAATGTCAGACGATATCGTAAAAATTGAAAAGATGGTGATTGAGCTTTTGCAGCGAACACCGAAAAAGGACAATTAAAATGCGAATAAGTACACACAACTTTAACCCTGAAATAGATAAAAAGCTTTTGTGTACTTGTGGTTCTCCTGCTTGTGATAAGCGAAGCGTTAACCAAAATACGTTAAACATGGCTCAAAAGGTGAGAAATGTTGTTATTCGCTCATTAACTGTTACCAGTGGTGGTCGTTGTCCTAACCATCCAAACGAAATAAACCGTACAACCCCAGCCGACCATCAAAAGGGTGACGGTATTGATATTGCTGTTGTCGGCGGTATAGAACGAGGTGAATTGGTGGAAGTTGGGTTAAGATGCGGATTTAATGCAATTGGAATAGCTAAAACATTTGTCCATCTTGGTTATAGAGAAGATCAAAAGCTTGTAATGTGGGTATATTAATATGGGTATTTGGAATTGCGCTGAATGCGGCGATATTGTTGGTAGAGACATCAATGGCAAACCTAAATCAAAATATTACCTTCAAGATATGAGTGAAGTTTATTGTTCAGCTAAATGTAGTTTAATTAAACATGAGAGGAAAAAATCATGAAGTATATTATTATCACAGTTTTACTAATAATGACCATCGGTTGCGCGGCTGTTGAAAAAGCTATTGAAAACTACGAAATCGGCGATATATCAAAGCTAATTACAAAGTATTGTGCTGAAGATAATGAACTTGACCGGAAAGCGTTCTTAACCGCAATTAGGTTGATTGATAAGGACTATAAACCAGTTTGTGAAGAACAAGACTGATTTAGACGAAGTAAGAGAAATCAGGCGTAATCGCTATTTAAAGCACAATAAAGAAACTCAAAAGGCATACTATGAGATTACTATTCATTATAATTCTAACGGTCGTATGCTTTCCAGTCGTTGCAGGGGTTAAGGTCAACCAACCATTATTAATCTTGCTTGATGAGAATGGAGAACAAGTCGCAACCAATAGCACCTCAATTCCAAAAGCGATGGAAAAGGCAAGCGAGCTACCTGATGGGGTTTATACATTGAAACGTCCTGATATAACTATTACTGTAACCTCCATACAAGAAAACGACGAAACGGTTATATCATGGACTGCGCCTACAGAATTTACAGACAACACAAAAATAAATAAAATAGATGAGTTCAGGATTTATATTAATGATGATCCTGTGTCCGTAAGCGGCGATAAGTCAACATACTCGGTCAATCTACCTGCTGGAAACCATAGTTTTTATGTGACAGCGGTAGTAAATAATATAGAATCAAGCGCGTCAAATACAGTGAGAGAGTGAAGGATGTTAAGTGGTATCTAAAATAAACCTTAGCGACAGTGGTCAGCAAGCAGACGATACGTTTGGTTTTTGGACAAATTTAAGTTCTGCTGCTAATACAACGACAGCTAATATATTAGATTTTGTAACCGGCGCAGATACAGGTTGGGATATTACTGTAACAAGTACTGAAATGGTCTCTGGTGTTGACGGGGTTAACGCAGTAGGAACAGGAGATGCAGCTTGGGTAGATGAAGCTAAGGTATCAGATAATTATCATTGGTTATCTGTAGCTACAAACGAAGGACAATATACAATAAGTGGTTTAGATAACGCAAAAACGTATACTATTAAAGCATTTGGATCTAGGGATTCCTCAACATCTACTAGAACTGGCGAATATTCTGCTGATGGTTTTTCGACGGTTCAAGAGATTGACTGTAAAGTCAACTCAACGATAATAGCGTTATTTACAAATGTGTCACCCGCGTCTGGTGATATTATTGTAGATTGGCGGGTTAAAAATGATACAGGATTTGCCTATTTTAATGCAATAGAAATAACAGAGAATGTAGCTGGTGGTGGAATACCAATTTTCAGACGAAGAATTGAGGGTTAAAAAATGAGTTATGAAGCTAGAGATCAACAAAAATTACGTGATGAAGAGTATCAAAACCTTAAGCGACAAAAAGAATCGCTTCAAGTTCAGGTAGCCAATTGGGTTGATAAAGCGACATCATTACATACAGATTCACCTACGCAAGAAGATAAAGACGAAATTATAGCCCAACGTAATGCATTTGTTGCGGCTTTACAGGCCACATTAGGGGTGTAGCATGACTGCTATTCTAAGGAAATACGGTGTTGCAACGACAATTCCATTCAGCTTGTTTGAAATTGATGGTATTGATTTTCGAGTTGATGCTGTTTATGCCTCTGGTGATGTAAAGATTACTAAGGACGAAGGCGCAGAAGCTAATATAACAACCGGTTTCGTTGATGAAGGCTCAAAATATTCTATTGCCGTCTCAGCTACAGAGATGCAGGCCGCTAGGATTTCTTTAATTTTCATTGATCAAACAGCCACTAAGGTCTGGTTAGATGCAGATGTTGAAATAGAAACTTATGGTAATGCGTCTGCTGAACATGCATTTGATTTAGACACGGCAAGTGTCGCACAGACAGGTGATGGTTACGCTATTGTCAACGATTCAGTATTTGGTAACTCAGCACTTAATGACAGTCTTAGTCAGATTGCAAATATTGGTGCGGCCATTAATGTGTCAGTTATTGCGGCACCTAATGGCTTTACATTGACAACCGGTTCAGAGGTTAATGATGAAGATGTTACAATACCTTTGGACGGTACTAGGCACGAGCTAAGCGATGCGGCTGGTACGCTGGATGCTATTTATAAGTTTGATATAGGGGGTGATGCAGCCCCGGTCAGCGTCACATTTACAGGCATATATAATAGCGGTAATGATGATTTTATAATTTCTGGAAATACAGGATCGGACGCCTCCCCTGTTTGGGTGCAGATAGGAACGTTAGAAGGAACCAATTCATCCGGTGATGTTGTCCACACATTCACTATGTTTTCTAATATGGTTGTATCTGATATTACTGGTCAAGTTCAAATTCGCGTAAACAACACCGGATTAACAAGTTCTAGCTTCGACACAGATCAAGTATTCGTATCTAAATCATCTACCTCAAGGTCAGTCGGTTATGCAAATGGTTCAATTTGGGTTGATACCAATGCATCTAACACCAATACAGAGCCGTTTGTGGATGGAGTGGGAGACAATAAAGTATCAACATGGGCGGCCGCTTTAACTTTATCTGGCTTACTTGGGATAACAGATTTCCATATTATAAATGGGTCAACAATTCAATTATCAGCTAATAGTGATAACTACTCATTATTTGGCGATAACTGGACGCTAGATTTAAATGGGCAATCAATTGCAAGCGCACATTTTGAGGGTGCCATAGTTAGCGGAACTGGTACAGGCGCAACTAGACCAGAATTTGCAAGAAGTGAGTTAGGCACTTGTACTCTCGTTCCTTTTGTTGCCAACGCTTGTGGATTAAATGGAACAATAACTTTTTCAGCCGCTGGCGATTATGAAATAGCCAATAGTCACTCATCTGTCGCAGGTTCATCAACTCCAATTCTCGATACAGGTGCAACTGTTGCCAACGTTAACTTAACAATGCCAGATTATGATCAAGGTATTGAAATTAGAAACCTAAACACACTTGGCACTGATTTATTTAGCATATCTGGAAAAGGTCAAATTATTTATGCTGCGTCCTCTAGTGGTACAGTTAATCAACGCGGAGACTGGAAGGTAACTAATACAGGCGGCGTAACTATTACAACTGATGATAATACAACTGGAATAGCAGATAAAACAGGTTATTCACTAGCAGCAACAGGGTTAGACGCTATCGTTTCCACTGCTACCGGCATGGTAGAGATTGCCAAAGCTATTTGGGATAGAATTATTTCAAAAGCCAATCACGATATATCCGGCTCTGCTGGTAAGGTTCTCCGTGGCGCAGGTTCGTTTATTATTAGAGAAAATACGGCTCAAGGGCCTGGAACTGGCAACAACCAAATACAGCTCGATACAGGTGCATCGGCAGTTGATGGCGCTTATGATCCGTCAAGAGTGCTTACCGGACCTGGCGGAACCGGTCCAGGACAATCTAGAAATATTTTGCAATATGATGGAGCCACTAAAACTGCAACAGTGGACAGAAATTGGAAGGTTAACCCTGACGCTACTACCGAATTCATCCTTTTAAGCGATGCAGGGCGAGAACATGTTAACGAAGGTTTGGCTCAAGCAGGCGGCGCTTCAACAATTACTCTCAATACACTAGCAAGCTCAGATAATAATTCTTATCCTGGTCAAATTGTTTTTATTCGATCTGGTACAGGTGAAGATCAAGCAAAGCTTGTACTCTCTTACGATGGAAGCACTAAGATTGCAACAGTAGACGGAACATGGGGCGTCAACCCTGATTCAACCTCTGGTTACGTTATGTTACCATCAAGTCCTGTTAATTTATCTACAGCAACTCAAGCAAGTATTGACGCTATTGAAGCTGATACTAACGAACTACAAGCCGACGATATACCGACTCTAATTGCTGCACTACCAACTCAGGCAGAGGTTAATTTAGAAATGCTTGACGTTATGACTGTAGACTTATTTGCAGAGCCAAGCAGCGTACCTGCAGCCACATCATCAATAAAAGATAAGTTAGGGTTTAACTTTACAATAGCCCGCAACAAGATGACCCAGACAGCAACAACCGGCTTACTGAGAAATGACGCCGATTCTGGTACAATAGGCACATCAACGGTATCAGACGATACTGTCACATTTGTTAGGGGAGAGTGGATATGAGATTTTTAGGATTTAACATAACAAGAGGTCCAGCTCCTAAGCAAACTCAGGATGCGGCTCGCCTACTTGAGTTATTGGAAGAAACCTTAAAGGATAAAGAGACTGAAAATAAGTTTCATGAGTTGGAAAAGGATAAGTTAAGGCAAAGTTTAGCTGTAGCAAGAGAGCAGCAAACATCCAAGAAAGAAAAAAGTAAAGTAAGACACGCAAAAACAGCATTAGTTCACTTACTTCAAGCTCAACATATTGCCAATCAGTTAGAGATGTCTGAACCCGATGAAGTGCGGGACGGACAATACAATCAATGTATCCTTGAGAGGGTTGTTAAGGCCAGGCAACTAGGCGTCGAGGTAATAGATAAAAACATCACTCAGGCAATTATAACGGCAGAGAAGATAATTAATGCTTAAATCAATAATAGGAACACCCGCAGAGCTCAGCTCTTTAAGGATACCTCTTAACCAAGATTGTATTGTGACACTACCGGCAAGCATGGAGAATGGGCAAACGTTTGAGTTTAATTTTGGTGATGGTGAGTTTAAATATAAGTACTTAGTTAAAAAGACTCCAGGCGATAATTCAGAAGAGCACTTTTAATGGCAATTAATACCTTAGCAAAAAGAAACTCTGCACTAGCTGTTAGTACAGGGCTTTTGCCTATTCCTGACGGCACGATAGCTCAAGCAGACAGGCAGACTCTTTTAAGTGTTTATGGTGGTATACTAGCAGGATTAATCGTATCAGCCGCAACATTTTTTAAAGTTAGATTTGTAACAGATATAGCGATTGATTTTGTAAAAGATATAGTGACGGAGATAGAATAGTGGCGGCATTAATTACAGCAGGCGCAAAGGGTGAAAAACAATCAGTTACTGTAACCGGTGAAGTGAGAATTAATGTATCTGGCAATTTTCGAGACTCAGCTAGCGTAATAATAGAAGTGGACGGAGATTCACTGGGAAACGCTATTGCCAAAACTTTTTTTAAGCCAGGAGGTATTCGTTTAGGCACCGTCAATAACGATGTCGTAACAGCAACAATTTCAGGCGGTACAGACGCCACAGCAATAGGTGTATCAGTAACCGCAGTCTAATTGCCATGGGTCACTGTGTCCCAATGTTTGTAATGTTAGTTAAGGTAGTCCTTACAGCCTTGTAGTAACGCATAAGCAGATGAATAACATAGTAGCCAGGGTTTAAAATCCTTATTTGCTGGAAGATCCCCGCCAGTTGGCGAAATGGGGAGAAAACCTAACTTAGACTTAGTTCACGGATGGACTCTAAACGAGAGAAATATTATGAATAATGAAACTTTAATTAAAGCCAAAAAAATACAGACAGAAATTGAGCAAAATAAACAGTTCTTAGTTCGACTCGATCCAATGACTATAAACCATTTATTTATACTACCTCTTGAAGATAATGACTTTCCACTAGAGTCTATTTTTAAAGACTTTAAAGCCTCCCTTGTAAATATCACAATAATTCGTATAGCAGCGCTTGAACAAAGCTTTAAATTGTTATGAACAAATCTAACATAAAGCCAAACACTAGTAATATCAGGCAAGGGCAGACGATTTATTATGTATGGGTCGATAACTCCACTGATATTATTCCAAAAGTACTCATAACTAGCGCCTTCCTATGTAGTGAGAGAGAGGAGTTACCAGAACCAGGTAATTCAACGCATCAAGTACCACCTTCCATAATAAAACAAATGATGAATAAATGGGGAGCAAAGGACTTTCATTATTCATACAAAAAAGCAATAACTTCAAAACAACAAATCGTTAATGAAATTTGTATCACTATGAAAAATATACGTTCAGCGTTTTATCATGCCTAAAAAAGAATTCAAATTCACTGATAAACAAAAAGAGCTGTATAACGCCTGTACTAAGCTTGAACGCCTTACTGTAATAAATCACATCCAAGGTAGTATGAGTCAAAGAGCGGCTTACTATGAGGCTGGAGGGAGGTCTAAGAGTCATAAGTCAGCCGATGCTAATGTTTCTAGGATGTTAGGTACTGATAGGGTTAAGGCTTTTTCTGATAGTTTAGTGGAAAAAATGGCCGGTAACTCAATAATGGTAAGGGATGAAGCTCTTGAAATCCTTTCTGATATAGGTCGCATTGATATTGACGATGAAGATGAATTTAAATATAAAGTCCAACCAAAGCTCTCTGCAATCAAACAAATATCAACAATGGAAGGTTGGGAAGCCGCCCAAAAACACGAGCACACCGGTAAAGATGGTGGTGCAATTGAAACAAAATCCCTCTCAAATGAAGATTTAGCCCGTAAATTAGCCTTTTTGCTCACTAAAGGCGATAAATAACTATCAGTTTCTACTGCTAAATGATAAGATTCTTCTCGTAAACATAACTTATGAGGTGTATCATGAAAAACTCTGCAGCTGATATAATTGCAGCCGCTAAGAAAGAGGTTAACGATGATGATTTTCGAACTGCTGTAGATGCAGAAAAGAAGCGAATCATCGATAAAAGAAACCGATCTATCTGGAAGAAACTCTTCCCCTTTAAAATCAAAATAGTGAGAATATAAAATGACCGAATTAAAGCAAGTTGAAAATTCAATCCTTGACCAGGCTAAAGCAGAGATTGCAAAAGAAGAGGTTAAGCGAGCAGTTAGCTTATACAAAGCGAAACTAAAAGAACGTAATGCAGCGAAAACTGTGTTAGATAATATCGATCGTGAGATTGCCGACCTTGAATTAAAAATTGAGCAAGGTAATTTCTAATGATGTCAGGTACGGATGGTATGCGTATCGACAGTAACTTTGAAGTGCGGTGGGCTGGATGGCGAACAACGCTATTCGACCTGCAGCACTGTGGTTGGGTTGTATCAATGAATCAAGATCATTGTCGGGCAGAGTGTCATTTTAGATTAAGGCATGAAGTTTTAGAGTTGGTAGCTGTGTCTGATATGTTTCGTTACGATTATTCTAGGCCAGATCAAGCACCCATACATGTTAATTGGATTGCTTCTATAAAGCATCTTAACGTAAATATACCTTCCAGCTTTGTTGAATGCAGATCTTTTGATATTGATGCGAGCCCTAAAGCTATGGCTGAAAGAATGTATAATAACGAACACTGGGATGGTAACTTGCAGTCTTTATTTGGTATTAAGCAGCAAGAGCAAGTATTTATTGAGCAAGCTGATTTATCTGTACTCGATCACCTTCAAGCAATTAAAGATAAGCAAGCAGACAAACAGGGTGAGATACGACAAAGAATTTTATTAAACGCTAGTCGAAACGAGCGTCCAGTTAATTCTTTGGAGTTAATTCATGCTGCGTGAGGTATTATGAGTAACCAATACACAACCAAATATACCGGCCAAATCAAATCAAAAGGCTGGCAAGTATCTGAGTTTCTTCTTTATATCGGACGCTCTTATGACTGGTATCACCGTCAATGCAAGTTAGGTGAAGAGAAGTCGATACTCCGATTAACATTAATGATTAAAGGGTTGGATGAGAAATGAGCGTAGGCGGAAAAGTAATAGACCATAAAATATTTAACGAAAAGGTTTATATTGATACAGATGATGGCAGTAAGTGCGCTATTTACGTTGAGAGAGATGTAAACTCAGAAAAGGTAAGAGTTGGTGATATTGTGTGGTGGCAAGGTAATAATGCGTATTGGACAACAGAAGATAGAAAGACTCAAGTTGAAACCGTTCTAACAAGGCGAGGATTTTCTGGTGTGCCGTATCCACACGATGTACCAGTAGTCCATCCGAAATTTTAAACAATGGAGAATGAGATGAGTAACTTTGTAGAAAAAAAATTACGTAAGGCATTTGCGTTAGAGTATCAATTATCTTTAGACGTCCTTGTTTACGGCAATAGCTTTTATATAGTAGATAAAAATGGTAATAAGACGAGAATTGATCCATTAGATGTGCTACCTAAAGAAATGATTGCAGATATTAAAGGTGATGAGACGCGTGATTTAAATACTTATGAATTATTTAATAGGATGAAGGAAGCGGCTAAATCAGCTGGTGTTGATATGAACACAGGTCGTCCATTGAAGCCAATGACTGCAACAGAAATAAACGATAGAAATAACGAATGGTTATATTCATGCAAGGAAGTTAAAGCGCGCAGAGATGAGCTACTCAAAGCTGCCAACCCAATGTTTATTATTAACCCACCACTAATGAACTTTGAAGTCTCTCAATCTGATTGGAATATCTCTCCAGAACCAGAAAACCCAGACATAACCGTTCACGAATCTTGTTCAGCATTCAGTCACCAAGATAGCGATTACTTAGCTGACCGATTTGATGTTTCTAGGCTGGTGAATAATGAGTAATCAAACAAATTTAACTACTTATACCAATACAAAATTTTTAGGCATATTAAGAAATCCTTATGGGTTTACCAAAGAGGAAATCAAACAAGCCCAATTAGATGCCTGTGATGCTTATGAATCTATGTTGGATTCGTATACTAATATGCGTGATTTTGCAGAAGAAAGCGGATTAAACACAACAGCGGATGGGTCAAAAAGATGAATAAAGTCCCAAACACATACGACCTCGGCTTAAGAGGTATGGAATTAAACCGTAGCGCTCAAGGCAAGTACATTGAAACCTCAACTTATAATAATGAGATGGCTGAGAATGACCGTATGAGCGAGAACAATAAGAATTTGGCCATGGATTTACTCAAGAAGCAGGATGATGAGATTGCGGCTAAGAATAAGGAGATAGTTGAATTGAAGAAGAAAGTCGAGTGGTATAAGTTATCTGACAAAGAATTTGCGGAGAAGGTGTAATGTTTTGGCAATGGAAGAAAAGAGCTTATGAGCAGCTAGATAAATGTATTAAGCTGGAAGAAGAGCTTAAACTATCTGAAGAGCGTTTCTTTTATGCAGATAAAGCCAATAAAGAGATGTCTGAGAAGTTGAATGCTATTGTCGAGATATCAAACATCAATCAAGATGCTAAGGAAATATTAGATTATAAGATGGAGCTTGAGCATAATAACAAAAAGCCGCAGTGTGTCTTGATGTCAAAAGAAGTCCACACAAGTCTTTTATCTTCTTTTGCTATACTTTCGACAACTGTACCGTATAATTTTAACACCCACGGAATAGGCAGGATATTTGGGTTAACTATTTATTTATCTCAAGAACACAGATTAAAGGTAGAGTAATTATGTTCGTTAAAGTAAAAGGCAAGAAAGACTTCATCAACACAATAACTCAAGCAATAAAAGAGATAGATGAGATAATTAAAGACTCTTCCGGTAGTCAAAATGAGCCGTGGTACTGGGAAATGATGGGAGTCAGGTCATCAATGACCACGGCAAAGATGAGACATAAGTAATTGCTAAAAGAAATCCTAGAACGTCTAACCAAAATGCCTGATGATGAAAAGCAGGCTCTAATCGATGAAGTTAATAAATCTACAGGCGATATGAAGTGGGTTCCGAATGTTGGACCACAGACTGAAGCTTATCTCTCTAAGGCTGATTTAACTTATTATGGCGGCGCTGGTGGTGGCGGGAAGACTGATAACGCATTGGGTTTAGCGTTTAATGAGCATGAGCGCACATTAATCATGCGTCGAAAGTACACTGATTTATCAGGAATAACTGATAGAGCTATTGAAATAAATGGCACGAATGATGGGTTTAATGGTTCTCCCCCGCCTAAATTAAGAACGAGTGACGGAAGGTTGATAGAGTTTGGTGCCGCTAATCGTGTCGGTGACGAACAGTCTTTTCAAGGTCGAGCTCATGACTTGCTTGCTATTGATGAGGCAGCTCAATTTGCAGAGTCACAAGTAAGATTTTTAATGGGGTGGGTTCGCTCTGTCACTCCTGGTCAAAGATGCCGAGTTGTATTAGGTTCAAACCCCCCTCTATCTGATGAGGGTGCTTGGCTTGTTAAAATGTTTGCTGCATGGTTAGATAACACACATCCGAACCCTGCCAAACCCGGCGAGCTCCGATGGTATGTAACTGATGCCGGGTTTGATTACGAGGTTCCCGGTGATGGCGAGTATATTGTTTTAGACGAAAGAGTAATCAAAGCCACACTATCAGAAGTTGAAGATGAAGATACAAACACGCTCACATCCCTATCAAGGACATTTATCCCAGCACGATTAAAAGATAACCCATACCTTATGCGGGATAAGCAATACAAAGCACAGCAAGACGCTTTACCCCCTCACTTACGTGATGCTATTCGTGATGGTAACTTTAATGCGGCACGAGAAGATCATGAATTACAACTGATTGATTCAGAACATATACAAGCCGCGATGGACAGGTGGCGACCACAACCACACAATAAAGCGCCTCAATGCGCTATCGGTGTTGATATTGCCCAAGGCGGCAAAGATCAGACTATATTAGCGCCAAGATATGACGGCTGGTATGACAAACTAATTAAATACCCTGGGAAAACAACTAAAGACGGGCTGGTTGTTGCTGGTCACGTTATAAAATATCGCCGTGATAATAGCGCTATTATTATTGATATGGGCGGCGGTTATGGTGGTGATACTTATACTCAGTTATCGTTAAATATTAATTCTGAGTTGGTCTATAAGCATTTAGGAGCTGGTGGAAGTGCGCAAAAAACAGCAACGGGTGGTCTAGGTTTTGCCAATAAAAGAGCTGAAGTTTATTATCGATTTAAAGAGGCATTGAATCCTAGTCAACCAGGCGGCTCAAAAATAGCATTACCACCAGACCCTATGTTGTTTGCTCAACTGTGCTCTATCAGGTTAAAGGAAGACGACTTGAAAACCATTACTCTTGAGGCAAAGAAGAAGCTTGTGGAGCGTACTGGTGTATCGCCAGATGAGGCTGATGCGGTAGTTATGGCATGGAGCCGAGGACCTAAACAAGACAATTTCAGAGGTGGTTGGGAAGGCTATAATAAAGGCGGCGCTCAACGACCTGTAAAAACAGCATCGCGTTCTGCGTCAAGATTTGATAAAATAAAACGCAAATGGTAAAATCATAGTTTTATTGCAGGAAGTATATTATGGCTGAAGCTTCAATAATGGAGATTGTGTCTATTCTTAGTGCAGGTAGCACGGTACACCAAGCAACTAAAGGCGCGCCAGGACTACCAAAACCTGTTGATGCTGGCGACCCTGATAGCTTAATTGCAAAGCGTAAAGCACAAAGAGATGCTAAACGGCGTAGAGCTTCTGGTCGAGCTGAAACCGTATTGAGTGATACACTTGGTTAAATTATCCGAACAAGAACTAGTAAGGCATTCTGATCACTTGTTTACCAAGCAATATCCAATGCTTTCCCTCTATCAAACCTTATCCGATCATTTCTATCCAGAAAGAGCAGATTTCACGGTAACCAGAAATATTGGTAATGAATTAGCTGATTTATTGGTTAGCTCTTATCCGGTATTGGTTCGTAGAGATTTAGCTAACTCATTATCCGCTATGTTGCGCGATGGTGATTGGTTTAAAGTTGGCGTTCAAGGTGAGTCTGATCATGTTGGTGATGCTTGGCTTCAATGGGCTTCAGGCAGATTAAAGAGCTTATTTGATGACAGGTCTGCTAATTTCATCAGAGCAACCAAAGAAGGCGATCACGATTACATTACATTTGGCCAATGTGTTATTAGTTGCGAGTTAAATAAACATGCAAATGGGTTATTATTTAGGTCATGGCACTTAAGAGATTGCGCGTGGTATGAAGATGAAACAGGTTCAGTTTCAGGCGTTTCAAGAAAGTGGAAGCCTACTTATGACCAGTTAGTTAGATATTTTGGCAAAAAGAAAGTTCACCCATCAATTATAGACAAACTTAAAGATGAGCCTTTTAAAGAGGCAGATATCAGACATTTAGTCATTACTTCAGATATGTATGGTGATGAGAAAATTAAAAACCCTTATGTATCGATTTACCTGGATGTGGCCAATAAACACGTAATTGAAGCGGTTGGCATTAACCATAAGTATTATATTGTCCCTAGATTCCAAACAGTTTCAGGTAGTCCTTACGCTTATTCTCCTGCAACTATTATTGCTTTACCTGATGCGCGCTCATTGCAGGCCATGACTCATACCTTGCTCGAAGCGGGTGAAAGATACGCAAGACCCCCTATGATTGCCACACAAAAGGTAATTCGTAGTGATGTAGATTTATCTCCTGATGGCGTAACCTGGGTTGATGATGAGTATGATGAAAGATTAGGTGATGCTTTAAGGCCAATCTCTCAAGATCGCGGCGGTTTCCCTATTGGTTTAGAAATGCGCAATGATATTGTTCAGGTTTTAAATAGCGCGTTTTACCTTAATAAAATTACACTGCCTGATATGGGTAGAGAAATGACCGCTTATGAAGTTTCTGAGAGAATGAAACAATTCAGGCGTGAAAACCTTCCTTTGTTTGCACCTATCGAAGCTGAATATAATGGCCAATTATGTGAAATAGCTTTCGAGATTGCAATGGCTGCTGGTTTACTTGGGTCACCTCAAGACATTCCTAACTCATTACGAGATAGAGATGTTGTATTTAAATTCAAGTCTCCATTATCTGCCTCAGAAGAAGAGACCAAAACAAATCAATTTGCTAAAGTTAGTCAGATGCTAGCAGACGCCGAAGCGCTAGACCCCTCAAGCGCTGATAATGTTGATTTTGATGTTGCTCTTAGAGATGCGATTGCGGGCACTGGCGCTCCTTCTACGTGGTTGGTGCCAGTTGAGCAAGTTGTTGAAGATAGAAAGGTTCAATTAGCTCAAGATGCAATAACAGCCGCTCAAGAGATGCAAGGTGCGGCTGATGGCCAATAAAAAACTAAGCGTATGCTTTCAGACTCCACAAATAGGCAAATTAGAAATTGAAGCGATAAAAGCCTTAAATAAAGGTGAAGCCACAGAACATCAACAAAGATTAGCTCTATCAACTATTTGCAACAAATTTTCTAGAAGCCAGGATGGCTTATACATACCGGGTACTTTCGACGAAACAGCTTTCCTTAACGGAAGGGCTTTTGTTGGTCAAAAGATACTCAAAATTATAAACTTGCCAATAGGCAAACTAATAAACGAGAAGGCCGAAAACGATGAACAGACTTGAGAGGTTATTTAACGCTATTTATATGAGTCCTGAGCCTGGTGAAGGTGGTGGCGGTGGTGATCCTGATGCAGGCGATCCTCCGGTCGGAGACCCACCTGTAGGCGATCCTCCGGTTGGCGATCCTCCTGCAGACCCGCCGAAAGCGTTTTATGAAGCATTGCCTGAAACTTGGCGTGATGAAGTAGTTGGATTGATGGGTTTAGAAGATGGAGCCGATAAAGATAAATTATCAACTCAGCTTGGGCGAGTACCAGATTTTAAGACTTTTACTAAGAATTACTTCTCAGCTCAGGACAAGATTAGATCAGGTCAAATTGACAAAGGTTTGCCAGAAAATCCAACCGATGAGCAGTTGTCCGCGTATCGAGAGGCAAATGATATCCCTGGAACAGCAGAAGAATACTCAGCATCTCTTGATGAAGGTTTGGTTTTAAATGAAGCTGACGAGCGCATTATGGGCTCAGTTTACGAAGTTGCTCATAAAAACAACCTTTCTAACGATGCAATGAATGATTTAACTAATGCAATGTTAGTGGGTAGACAGGCGGAACAAGACTTGATAATTCAGCAGGATGGTGTAGACAAGCAAACATCAACCAGTATGGTAAAAGAAACCTGGGGCGCTGATTATCAAACTAATGTCAATATGGTACAAGGATTAGTTAACACATTACCAGAATCAGTTAGAGATGATTTTGCCAATGCACGTCTAGCAGATGGCACAGCGTTATTTAACTCTCCTGAAGCATTAGTATTCTTTGCTGATGTTGCTAGAACAATGAACCCGTCAGGTACAGTAGTACCAAACTCAAACAATCCAACTCTAGCTATTACTGAAGAATTAAAGGCATTAGAGGATAGAATGGGAACTGATGAGTGGTTTAAGGATGAACCGGCACAGAAAAGATATAGAGATTTACTTGAAGCACAAGATCGAATGGCTCAATAATTTTATGAGTCATAATTATTGATTAAACTGGAGAAGAATTATGGCTCATAAAGGTGAGTACGGTAAAGGTATGGAAGCGGGTGGCAATTACGGATTTAAGATGGCTCGCGATCGTAATGCTAAAATGGCTAATTCTAATGAGAAAAAGAAGAAGCGCAAACTTTCTACTGTGATCAGTGACAGTAGTGGTGCAGGTTATTAAAATGCCTGATTTTATCCATACAAGTAACACTGAAGGCCGATCAACTCGTAAAACTAATACTCGAAAAAATATGTATTATAATCCGAGAAGACCAGGCAAGAAAAAGCAGAAACTAACAACGGTAATTAGTTAATATAGTGTTTACTTGACTAATTACCCTAATTTAACTTAAAATTAAGACTGTTAGGTACCGACAAGAAAGACCCCTAATTAAGTGGTGTAGCCCCTGGTGAACAGGTTAACCTGCAAAAGCTTATAAAGGCTAACTCCAACTGACTGGTAATTTTTAATTAATTATTAATTCATTTGGAGAATTATTATGGCTGATACAGCGTTTCAACGCCAGTATCGTCAAGAGTTCATAGCCGGTTTCGAGAAGCGCCAATCCCTCGTAAGACATACGGTTATCACTGAAACTGAAGTGCGCGGCAATGAAGCTGTGTTTTTAGTTGCTGACTCTGGCGGTGCGACTGCAGTTACTCGTGGTGTAAATGGGGATATCCCGACACGACCAGATAACTTAAATCAATTCACTGCTACTTTACAAGAGTGGCATGATGTCCCAGAAAGAACGAATTTCAATATCTTCGCATCGCAAGGTGATGGCCGTAGAATCATGCAGCATACTTGCATGTCTGTTATTAATCGTAAGATTGATGATGATATCTATGACGCCCTTGGTAATGCAACCAATAATTGGGGTGTTGCCGCCGTAGCGACTGTAGCCTTAGTCTCGAAAGCAAAAACTAAGCTTGGCAACAACTTCGCTATTAATGATGCGCCAGTGTTTGCAGTAATTACTCCTGCATTTTACGGGCAATTAATGGCATTGGATCAGTTTGTTTCCGTTGACTATATTAGCATGAAGCCTTTTGAAGGCGTCGGTAAAGACCGCGCATTCTCTTGGTATGGTGTTAACTGGATTGTTGATGGTGCTTTACCGGGTGCGGGAACAGCTAGCGCGAGTTGCTGGATGTACTCACAAAATGCGATGGGTCATGCGATGGATACAAACCGTTTGCAAACTTACGTGGGTTACGATGACAAGAATGATAAATCTTGGGCTCGTTGCTCTACTTACATGGGCTCTAAGTTGCTTCAGAATAGTGGTATTATCGAAATGCTGCATGATGATTCACCATTAAGCTAATAGGAGATTTATAATGGCTTACGACACAGCTAATCCACCAGCACTAGCCGCACAACGTGTAGGCGCAGACGGTGGGGCTATCTTTATTTATAAGGATGGCGACTCTTTAGCAACTGTAACGGGTATTAACTACGTTACTAATGCTACAGATCTGGGAATGATTGCGGGTGACAGGATTATCCACATTGATTCAGCAAACGGTACGACAAACGATTTAACGGCAGTAACAGGTGCAACTACTGGAACTGCTAGCGGTGCTTTATGTAGCGCAATCGAACCAATTGGAGAAACCTCTATCGCGTTGCAAAGCGCTGGTACTGGTACCATTCTTATTGGTGACATCGGGAACTTTTTGGGTGACCCGACTGACTACCGTATTACAACTGGAGATACCGATATTTCAGATGGTGGTACATTGGTAATTACGCCTGCATTAGTGAAAGCTACTGCGGTTGGTACTAGATTCACTATAAAATCTGATGTTCTTAATCTATCGGAAGGTCTTTCAGGTGCTAAAGTAATTTCTGGTTCAGGGGCTACTCGTACTTTAACCAAAGCAGAGTCAGGCTCTACTGTTTTAATGGATAGTGCCGCTGGTCAGGTGTTTACATTACCTGCAACATTCCCTGGAATGGAGTTCACTTTCTTAGTGACAGTGGATTTAACAGCAGCAGCTTACGCCTTTGTTACTGACGGTGCTTTCCTTGTTGGAAGTATTGAAGGTGCAGTTGAAGGCGCTGCAACTGGTGAAGTTCACTTTGCTAACGGTACGACTCACGTTGGCGTATCCATGAATAAGACGACTACCGGTGGTTTGATTGGTGGTAGCATGACGGTTAGTGGCCTCTCTTCTACTTTATGTAAGATTGAAGGTACGCAAAGCTGTACTGCAACACCAGCTCCACCGTACACAACCTAACCGAAAGTTTCGGTCTGCGCCCTTCTTTTTGGAGGGGCGCTTATTACCTTGGGTGACTGGATGTCGCCCCTTTTTGGAGAATACCGATGAGTAATACAGAAAAAAAAGTCGTACAACTAAGGCTTGAACCAGTTAAACCTGCAAACTTTCAATTAACAAGTCATAGGTATAGATCATTTGACTGTGTAGTCCCTTCCGGTTTGACAGAGAAAGACTTAGAAAACCCTGAATTATGGGTTCATGTTGCACCTCAGTTAAATAAAGGAACTTCTTTTGATGAAGTTAGAGTGATCGCAGAAGATCATAGTTTCGTCGCTCACATGATTGTTTTATTTAGTTATGGTTCAGATGCTCGGCTTAAAACGATAAGCTATTGTGATTTGGGTGATAAAAAAGAATTAGAAAGACCTAAAGGGAAGTTTGACTATAAACTTGCAGGTACTAAAAAATACATTGTTTATAATATTAAAACCGGCGAAGAGCTAAAAGCTCATATCCCTACAAAGATAGAGGCTGTTAAGTGGATTGACGATCACGAAAGAGCATTACGTTCATAAGGTGTAAGATATGGCGATCGATAAATTAGGCGTCTATAACGACGCGCTATTATTAATAGGTGAGCGTAAACTAACCAGCCTTACAGAAGATCGCCTTCCTAGACATTTACTTGATAGCGCTTTTAATTTAGGCGCTATTGACTATTGTCTTGAAATAATAGAGCCGGTCTTTGCAAGAACAACAATCAAATTAACCTCTTCTACTGCAAGTGCTAACCATGATTTAGATAACGTTTTTACGCTTCCTTCTGACTGGATTTCTACCGTAGATGTTTACAGTGATTCACGATTAGATCAGCCTGTTGCCCGTTATATCAATGAAGATAGGACTATAGCGTGTGAGTTCGATACAATATTTGTCCGGTATACCTCAAATACTAACGCTGAAACATACTCTAAATGGTCGCCTGCATTTGCCAGGGTTGTTACATCTTACCTTGCAAGAGAAATTTCTACACGTTTAGCGCCCGATGAAACTGAAGAATTAAACGATCTCTTTGATGAGCGTGTTGAGGCTGGTATTAATGTTGAGTCGCGTAAGGAGCCTGCTGAGCGCTCTAAAGCATCAACATCAACACTATCAACCACTCTTAGGCATATCTATAATGATTCTCTATTAATTATGGGGTTAACCAAAATAACAGATAATGACGATGATTCTCATAGACGATCAGTTTTAGATACTGCGATGGATGGTGAATTGGTAGAGTTTTTGTTTGAAGATATCGCATGGAACTGGGCTATTACATCTGCAAAAATTGAAGAAAACCCTTCTTTAGAGTCTGAATGGGGTTGGAAGTTCGCTTTTGATAAACCGATAGATATGCAGCGCTTAGATGGCGTTTTTTTTGATGAATACTTTCAGAGGCCATTAAAAACATATATTGATGAAGGTGATAGCTTTTTTTCTGATGTGGATATTATTTAT